TATAAATTCCTTCAATATCTACATAAGAGCCAAAAAAACCAGAGCTAACATAATTCTCTGACCCATCCTGGTTATTGGGGGGTACAGGAGATACTAGCCCTGGTGGTTGCTTCTCGCTATCTTCAATTGAGAAACCAAATAATCTTGCCATTATTATATACTAGGAGTCTTTGCTCCTAGTATTTATCAACTAAAAATTATTTAAGTGTGGGGGTTGAACCACCATCACTTCTACCATCTTCAGAAACACCAATTCTAAAGTCCTGTACCTGGAAGGTTACAGTGAATTCTTCAATGGTGTCAGTTGAGTCATAACTCAGGTCAATTGCTGAAACTTCTGTTGGGAACAATCCAGTAAATTTGTATGACCTAAGAACCTGCTGCTCTCTGTTGTTCATATCATGGGTAGTGGCATTTCTTGCTCTTCCTCTACCTAATTGTGCAATGAACCCATTACACATGTAAGATGCTGGATTAGTAATGCCTGTAGCGTGTGACAGGTCATTAATTCCATTCATCCAAGCTTCAAATGCACTTCTGAGATTGAAATCTTCATCATTAATAATAGTGACAGTCCAAGGTTCAAAAGTTCTATCACCAGCAACTTTCAGAATTCTACCTCTAAAAGGAATTGGAACTTCAGCAACAGTGGATGCTGGAAGTTGAGCAGCCTTACAAAGGAATCTGAAATCTTTTGAAGTTGTATTGTTCCAAAGAGCACCAACATTTTGAATACCAGCAGGGAATGCTGGAATTGATGCCTCAAACAGATTAGGGCGAGCGCCCCCACCCCTTAACTGTGTTTTGAAATCATGAAGATTTTTTGTTGAAATGTTTGCCATTTTTGTTGTTACCTCGTAGTGTTATTGCTTATTATAAATCAGGTTCCAGTAACTTCAGCGAAGCTAATGCCACCTCTTGTAGCAACAAAAGTGAGGGTTACAAAGTTGATGGATCTTGCAGGTTGGATGAAGATGTCAGCTCTGAACTCATTGTTGTCAACAATATCAGGAGTGTTGTTTGTTTCATCACAGATGACCCTAAAGTCTTCAATACCTCTCTGTGACTGGATATCAGTCAGGAATGGTTCAACAATATTGATAAAGTTTGATCTTGTTTCAGCATCATTCAACTCAAAGAGTTGATCATTTGCAGCAGCTTCAAGTGATTGTTCTACTGTCAAGAACAGTCTTCTAACATTAATTCTGTCAAAAGCAGACTTGTAACTAAGAGCAGTCTTATCACCAAAGAGAATTGCACCAGCAGCATTTTGGTTAATGACTGGGTTGATTCTTGCTTTATAGAGTTGATCTCTCTGTGACTTATTAGGGTTATATGCCAACTTAACAACATTATTCAAGGTGCCTCTTGCCTGACCAGCAGGTGAGAACCAAGGCAGATAAATTGTGTTGTTTCTTGCCATAATACCAGCAATATCACCATTCAGAGGAATAAATCTGAATTCATTATTAAATCTGTCATAAACATACTTGTATCCACTATCAAGAACAGCAAAAGATGAAGAACTAATCTGTGAATAGTAATTCAATACTGCATTTGTAGCAGCAGTGGAGGAAGCAGCATTGACAACATTTGTTCTATGTGGAGAAATAACTGCTTGACAATCTTTTCTTCTTTCAGCAATTGAAATCAGAAGATTTGCTTTTGCTTGAGTTGAAAGTTGATCATTCATTGATGAACCCATCAATAAGAAGTCAACACCAATCTCATCTTTATTTTCAAAAAGATTGTAAGCATTTAAAACATCACCAAGTGATGCTGCCATTCCACCAGATGCACCATAATCAGCACCACCAGCAAGAGTATAAGTTACATTACCAAGTACATTGTAAGTAACACCTTGAGCATCAAGACCCCATGCACCAGCACCAGAGGTAACAGCAGTATATCCTGAGGAGAAACCACCTGCTTGAGCATTAAGGAATCCATTTACAACATCAGTTGTAGTTCCTGGATTTGCACCAGCATAAATGTATGCTGAATTGTTGGCAAGGAAATTCTTGTAGTAATTTTTTACAGGAGCATTTCCATCTTCTTCTCCATCAAGTGCCTTGGTAAGGAAGAAGTTTGTTTCAAGAATATTACCTTGTGAACCAGTTACAGTTCCAAAGTCATCAACAATTGCTACGTGAATTGCATCATTATGTGCATTTCTTGAAGCAGAATAGTTGTTGTCTACAGGTCTTGGAGCAAGGTTCTTCCAGAAGATTGTAGAATTTGTTAGACCAAGAGTCTGTTGATCATACCAGTCAACAGCAGTTGCTACAGTGGCAGTTTTGACATTAGCACCTGAATTTTCTACAAATGTCAATACATCTGCAACTTCAATAGATTTACCAGCATCACCTACTTGATAAGTAATGGGATATTCTGTGCCAGAGTCAGTTGCCATACCAGAAACTCTGGAAACAATCTTGACATCAATAGAACTCTTCATTTGTGAAGAGGAATCAGTTGTAACACCAGTGATTATTCCCTTGAGATAACCAGTAAATTGTGTTGTTGTTCCAGCACCTGGTGCTGCAACATTAGAAAGTTGAACAGTTACACCAAATCCAACAGTTGCACCAGCACCTACAGGACTTGTTGTAGTAATACCAATTGTTTGGTCTGCAAAATTATCAATTGTACAGACTTTAAGGTTTGTATTTACTTCACCTGCTTCTTTTGACGCATAGAAGAAATCTGTTCTTGATGAATAATTTGCTTCATAATCATCATAATTTTTAATTTTTAAAGTGGTAGATGCAATTGATACACCAGCATTTGCATTATTCAGACCACTACCGTCTATTCTAACTACCTGGAGAGTTCCACCATATGAGAGATACTCAGATGCAACCATCCAATCCTCATATTGTCTGTCATTTGACTGGGGACGACCAAATACATTTATTAACTGACTCTGACTTGAAATCAGAACAGATTCTTCAATAGGACCACTTTTGAATGGTGCAGCAATTGCACCAATATTATCAAGAACATTATCAGCTCTACCAACTGTAAGGTCAACTTCCCTGACCAATACACCTGGAGATAATTGAGGAGTTGCCATTAAATTCTCTCCTAAAAGTTCTCATGATTGACTGAAATTATTTATTGTTTTGTATGGTTTCAGTGGGGAAACAATGCATGAACTACCAATCTGGGTATTGCCAATCACAAAATGGTGTCTTCTTTTTTCTACTATCTACAATTCTTTTGATGGTACATTCTTTACACTCATAAGAAAAAGATGATGCAGTGGGTCCTCTATCTTTTCTTGTTCTGTAAAATGAATCTACAAGATTTTTTCTCTCTCCACAAGATCTACATTTTCTTTCATCTAAAAGTAGATGTCCTAATTTAAACTGCTCATCAAAATTCATTATTTTTCTGCTGCATATAATGCAAAAGTGGATGTTGTAATGACTGTCATCATATTAGCAATATGTTGTTTAGTCTCTGAATCACAGGACTTTCCAGGTAAAAAACAACCTAGAATAGTTGATCCAGTTATCACTAACTGAAAACAAATAACAATTCTTATTAAATTTATAACTTTAATCTTGGAATCCATTACCTATAGTTCCACATATAATCCATTCCACCACCTTGATCGCCATATTCATCAACAAACCATCTGTCACCATCATCATCTACAAATGTTGAATCATCTAGACCATCATTGATAAAACCAAAGGGTGCCATGTCTTGTTCTATCTGATTCTTCTGTTCTTGATATATTCTTTTTCTTACATCTTGGTCAGTCAATTCCTTAAAGTAGTCTTGTGCTACTAACCATGCATAGATTACCAGACACATAGCAAGGTCATCATTACATCCTTCCTCTGCTTCAAATGAATTGTGTTTAGCAACAAAGGTTGTTAGTTCAGAAATAATCTCATAATCATTGAAAAATAATTTATCCTCTTCAATGAGAGTTTTAAGATTCAAAGACCCTACTTTCTTGACTGTCTTGGACATTTTTATTCCAAGTTGTGTTTTTGAACCAGAAAAACCCTGACCAACAATCTGACCTGCTCTGCCCCTCATAGAGCACATAAGAAGATTCTGATACTCTAGGTCATATTGTAAGATTGATGCAACCTGGTCTCCAATATCATTGACTTCACATAATATAAATGCTTCATTATATTTTCTTGCAACTTCCCATATGATATTTGGAAACAACATTGGTTTAATTGTGTTGTTTCTATATTTTGCCACAATTCTATGTGGAAACTCTGTAATATCTGTTAGAACAAATGCAGAGTAATCATTACCAACTCCTCTTGCCACGTCAACAGTCATTACATAATCATGTCTCTTCTTAGGTGGTTCATATACATCTAAACCAGCATTCCTTTGAATGGGATTATCATAGATTAGTGTTTTAAGTTTACTAGGAGCAATCAATGTATCAACTGAACCTAAGAACTCACACTCAAACTCAATCTTGAACTGCTGTTCAGATGTGTTTTTAATGGTTTGCTTCTTCCACTTCTCATCCCTACCAGGAACCTCAGACCAATGAACATCAGTTGGAATATAATCATTACTCCCATTCTCAGCATCATGCCACATTCTATAGAAGTGGTTCATTCCATGAGGAGTGGAGACAATTATGACCTTTGTGCTTTTACCAGAAGTAATAGTAGGATAAACAGATGCAAAGAAGGCATCAGCGATGTG